TATTAGTAGAATGATGGCCTCTAAATCAACTGAAGCTGCAATGGCAGAAGCATTAAAAGGTTTAGGTGGATTTGCATTGACAGCTGCTAGAGATTTGGCAGTAGGTGTTGGTGAAACTATGGGTCTTGGTGATATAGATGGCGCAATCAGTAAAGTAACAGCAACAGCACAAAACAATTTTAGTGAGGCAATATTTCAAAAAATTAATGCCAGAGAGTTTAGTTACACATTTAAATTAATTGCAAGAAATATGAATGAAGCACAAGACATTAACAAGATTATTAAATTCTTTAAATTTCATATGCACCCCGAATTAGATATGGCAAACGCTGGCAGATACTTTAGAGTACCATCAGAGTTTGAAATACATTACGCATATAACGACCAAAAGAATAATTACTTACATGAATTAAGTAGATGTGTATGTAAAAGTGTTGATGTAGAATATGGTAGTGGCGACTTTCAAACATTTAGACAGTTTGACGAAGAAGGCGCAGCTCCAGTAGATGTATCTTTAACACTTGGATTTACAGAAACAACAATACTCACAAAACAACAAATAGCGGATAACTTCTAATGCCAAAGTATTTCGAAACATTTCCTAATAGACTATACGATATCAAAGGTGATGGCAACCAAACTCTTGTAACAGACATTTTTAGAAGAATGAAAGTTAGAGATGGTGTCAAAGATAACATGGCTCTTATGTCAACTTATGATGTTATGAATGGTGATACACCAGAAATCATATCATATAAACATTTTGGTACAACAGACTATTTTTGGGTCATTTGTTTGATGAATGATATTACAGATAGATTTTACGACTGGCCATTAAGTGATAGTGCATTTGAGGAATATGTAAAACAAAAGTACGCAGAACCAGGTGGTATACACCACTATGAGAAGACACAATTAAGTGGAGACCAAGATGGTGATGGACCTGGTGACTATTCACACAAGATAGAAGTAAATAGTACAGACCCCGATGGACAATCTGTATCTAATTATGAATACGAACAAAGATTACAAGACCAGAAAAGACAAATTAAATTATTAGATAAAACATATCTAAATCAATTTGTTGAAGAATTTGAACGACTAGTACAAAGATAATGACACATGGCAGCTTCAGACAACAGAGATAACATTATAGATTACGCAGGTGACTTTAGATTAAAGGCCTGTACAATCATATCCTATCGTAAATCACCTACTTCCGAGAAGGCAACAAGACAAAACATTTTACCACAAGTGTTAAACATCACATTGGTAGAAGATGTTACTATGCCTGTATTAACTGGAAGTGTAGATGTATCAGATGGTGTAGATTTTAGAACCATGTTACCTATCACAGGTATGGAAAAGTTAGAGCTTCATGTATTTACGCCAGGTCAGAGTGAGATTAAATACCTAGAGGGTGTTACCGATACATTTAATGTCTATAAGATTGAAAAGATAAGAGGTGCGACAAGTATGTCCGGCCGTTCATCTATCTATAGAATACATTTTATCAGTAGAGAATCATATAGAAACAGTACAACAAGAGTATCAAAAGCATTTGAGGGTCCTGTAGAGGCTGCCGTCTATGAATTAGTACAAGATAAGAAATACCTAGACAGTAGAAAAGAACTTTACGCAGAACCAACAGCTACCAATAGTAAGTATGTAATACCAAATCTTAAACCATTGAAAACAATTAAGTTTCTTGCCGAACAGGCAGTATCAGACAAGTACAAGAACGCAGGATATTTGTTTTACGAAACAACAAAAGGGTTTAATTTTAGGTCATTTGAGAGTATGATGGCCATGGCAGGCACAACGGCAAGACCGTCAATAGAAAAATACGCAATGCAACCTGCCAATATGCGTGACGCAAAACAAAACAAAGATATACTTTTAGATTTACAATCACCAGATAGTTATTCATTTGAAAATGTAGTCAATACACTAGAAGAATTAAACAAAGGTCTATTTGCCAATAAATTGATTACGCATGACATATACAATAAGAGAATCACAGAGTTTAATTATGATTACCATGAACAATTTGGCGAACATTTCCATACGGAACATAATGACGGTGCAAAGTCAGATACCAAGTTTATGAAACCTCTTGCGTATTACGAAGACACAGGTAAACATCTATCAGATTTTCCAATGGCAAAACTAATGAATTTAGTGGACACCAAGGCCGTACATAACGATTACGAGTTTACGAAACCTGAAGATATACTACCTAACAGAGTATCGCAAAGAGCTCAGATGGCCAATAATCATCTATTGTTATCAGTACCAGGTCAAACAAGAATGAATGTAGGGAATATCATCACATTTAATCTACCATTACAAAGACAAGTCGCACATGATAAGGCACAAGAAACAAACCCTTATTATAGTGGTCGTTATTTAATGTTAGTATTAAAACATAGCTTTGATATACCGAATCAGAAACATACAATGAATATAAGAGCGGTCAAAGATAGTACCATGACCGACTTACCACAAGGTTTAGACGAGGTCACAGTATTAACGGAATATAAAGACGCTGTGAACTTATACGAAGAAGATGAGAGGGCTTAAGAGTTTTCCGAGAGAATCCGGTTGACCAGCGGCCACTAAATAGAGGAACAAAGAAATGAGTAAGAACGATATAAAACCAATTCAATGGCCATCACAACCATTACCAGACGAACATATAAATTGTGGTACAGACGATTGTTGTGGTGAATGTAGTACATCCGATAAGGATGAAGATAAAAGTATAAGTGCATATGGCCACCTAAAAAGAAGAATACATGAATAGACTGATAGATAGATACTACCAATTGAAATATGCTTACTTCTTTAAGGGTAAAGAAGGCCTGTATAGAGAGATTAAAGAGGTATTCCGTGTTAGGTAGATTAATGCCATGGCTAGTTGCCAGAGAGAGTTACGCAAAGATAAAACCTAATAGGAACAAGGGTTTGAGTATGGTCGGAAAGATGAAGTTTGCCTTGCGTAAGCTTTTCGTAAATGGCCTGTTTATGCGTAAGGCTAGCGTATTAAAACAAAACAAATATCGAGAAAAATAAAATGACTACAGACAAAAATTTTGCAGGCCGTAACGGTTTTAATTGGTTTACAGGTGTCGTAGAAGACAGAATGGACCCTCAGTACCTTGGCCGTGTTCGTGTGAGATGTATTGGCCTTCATACGGCCGATAAGATAGAGTTGCCTACGACCGATTTACCGTGGTCACAATGTATTATGCCTGTTACGAGTGCCAGTATATCTGGCCTTGGCCATTCTCCTAGTTTCCTTGTAGAGGGTTCATGGGTGTTTGGTTACTTCCGTGATGGTGATAATATGCAAGAGCCAGTTGTATTAGGTTCTATACCTGGCCGTCCTTTTGAGTTGGCCAATAGTGAGAGTGGCTTCTATGACCCTAACGGTGTTTATCCTAAGTACAAAGACGAGGTAGATACGAACAGGCTTGCAGTCAATCTAAAGGAGGAGGGTTCGGAGACCAATCCACACCTAAGTTTGACGCTTCGTAGGTCTACAAGAATAGAAGGCGTGGCGACCGCAGACTTTAATCCAGTTACAGCGGCCGATGGTTCAAGTATAGCTGCGTCAGATGGTGACACATTCGACCAACCAGAAATACCGTATGCCACAGTATACCCTTATAATAGAGTGTTTGAGAGTGAGAGCGGCCATATTGTAGAGTATGACGACACACCTGGCAATGAAAGAATACACAGCCGTCACAAGACAGGCACAAGTACAGAAATCCATCCAGACGGTACTCAGGTAGAGATAGTCAAAGGTGACCATTATACACTAGTTTCAGGCAAAAGGCAAGCATTTATTACAGGCCAATCAGACCTTTCAATAGATGGCCGACATAAGCTTTACATTAATAAGAGTGGTGCAGAGAATAACCATTACGACATACAGATAGGGGCCAACGCTCATATTAACATACAGGTGGACAAAGGCAACATTAATCTTGTCACAGTAGATGGTAATATCAATGTGAATAGTGGTGGTGATTACAACTTGAAAGTGGCCGGCAATATGACCACAGCAGTAAGTGGTAATACATTAGAGACCATTGAGGGTACGAAGACATCAAACACAACAGGTGCAGTTACACACAGAGGTTCAACGATAGACCTTAACCCCTAGGACCTCCTCAGAGAAAACGCTTAAGGCTGGACTGATATGGCTTTTAATCTATAAATGTAATAACATCCAACGGTTTTATGAAGACAGTCTTTTAGCTCTTTCCAACTCAAACGCCATATCAGATTTACTAAACAGAATTTTTCCGAGGATATTTTTTCTCTTCCAGAGTCGAGCCATTAATAGATAGATTGGATAAGGTAAGGGTACAGAGATACATCTTTTGCCTCTTACGATTAACATATCACCAAATAGACGGCCACTACAATAACTAAACCCTACACAACCTTTAATCATTATCTATTGGTTCCAATTCATCTTGTAGTTGTTCAGATTCAGTCTTTTGTTTTTCTCTATCAAGCCGTTCTTTCTTATGCAATCTGGATTGTTTAAGACCTATATCAAGTATCTTTTGGAGTTTGGTGATTTCTTCTAAGAAGTCCCTTTGTTTAGGCAAAGAAATACCCTCTCAATACATTATCCATATAGACATAGGCAATCAGTAGTAGTATTACACTATAGGTGAGAAGTGACCATATGGCCGTTTTAATTAGATATTTTTTCATAGTTATATTATACTCTATTTTATACAAAAGGCAAGCGTGTGGTTTTTGTCGCAGCCTGTTCGGTTTTCTTTTATTATATATATCGGTGTGCCGTTTCCAGAGGAAGCTCCAGGTACCGACTCCCAAAACTCTAAATAATCCAATGGACTCACACACTAAACGGAAAGTGAAGACAGCGGTTATATTGTTTTCTCTATTCTATATTGTTCTCCAATGTACGATATCTAAATTAGACTAGTAGGAAATCGGACTCGGAAAATCTCTTAAATTCTTAAAGGTAATGTAGATAAGAACCAATGATGTATTTCGGTGTTTCTATTGGTTTGTGGCCAGCGTGAAGATATGTCCAAGTTGGTGGGAACATGAGTAGTCTACCTGCTTTAGGTTGAACAACAGTATCATACTCACTAAAAGAAGTATGACCGCCATAGTTATCATTTAGGTATAAAAAGAATACCATAAATCTACGAGCTGACGCATGGTCGCCCACATCTACATGGTTTTTAAATTCATCTTTATCATTTGGTAAATATCGTTTCATTCTTATTTGTTCGAAACCATATTGTTCAGGCCATTGTTTAGGTTGTATATCGCAATCTTCTTTATATTTTTGTATGTAAGGTTTTAAACCATTATATAAACTTTTTACAATGACAGACCAATCTTGGTGTTCATTGATATTGATTTCTGTAAAATGTCTATGGTCATCCAAATCGGTTTTGATATGCTGGTCTGTATTGATTTCAAACTTATCAATTAAAGTTTTACACAATGCGTGTGGCAAGACATTATCATATGTTCGTATATACTTTTTCATAACACTATTATATATTATATCTCCTAAATGGCAAGCCTAGGTATAAATAAAAGTAAACTTCGTGTCCAAAAAGAAGAAACCAAAGAAACCTAAAAAGGTTAAACAACCTTGGGGTTACCAACCAAACAATCCCTTAACAAAGTATCTCTATCGTATTAAAGTTTTGTTACAATGATTTTATCACTTCTAAATACTAGTGTAACATAACTAAAAGGTGTATTATGGAATTACTTTCTCTCTATGCGTTATTAGGTTTTATGTTGGCATCCTATTCAGTAATTGCCAACGATAGTGTCCAAACTCTTGGTACTTTCATTGCTTCCAATTCAGAAAAATTTAAATGGTATTATCTTGCAGGTGCAGCTTCACTTGTATTGTGTGGTACATTAACATATGGTTGGTACATCAATGGTGGCGACATTACATTTGGTCGATTAAATAAGATACCGTGGATTGAACCACAATGGTATCATGCCGTAGCACCGGCAATTCTATTAGTATTAACAAGAGTTGGTATTCCTGTATCTACTTCTTTTCTAGTGTTATCAGCATTTGCTTCGGCATTTGTATTAGAAAAAATGTTAGTGAAATCTATCATGGGTTACGCATTAGCGGCCATCATAGCTTACGGTGCATGGATTGTTATATCTAAATTTATAAACGAAAAATATGATATTGTAAAACACCCTAAAGCATGGCGAGTAGGTCAATGGTTTACAACAGGCTTCTTATGGTATACTTGGTTGTCGCATGACATGGCTAACATAGCCGTCTTTTTACCTAGAGAATTGCCTTTAGACTTATTGATATTTACTTGTGTATTATTATCAGTATTATTATTTTATGTGTTCTATGAAAAAGGTGGTAAGATACAAAAGATTGTATTAGATAAAAGAGGTACTAAATTTATTCGTAGTGCCTGTATTATTGATTTCTTTTATGCGTTTATCTTATTATACTTTAAACAATACAATGATATACCAATGTCAACAACTTGGGTCTTTGTTGGTTTATTATGTGGTAGAGAATTGGCGATTGCCTCAATGGTTCAAGACTACAAACTAAAATATGTTTTCCCAATTATTGGTAAAGACTTTCTAAAAATGATGTGTGGATTATTAGTATCAGTTGGTATTGTAAT